ATATCCCTATCTAAATTAGGATATTTATTCATCTCATTAGAAAACATCACACAATCAAGATGACCTGATAGGCAGCGATTAATGATATATGGAGGATAATCTTTAATCACAGAAGGATCTTCTTCAATAAGATTATTCTTATTGAAATTAATAGAATTCAACCAATCTTTAAGTTCAGTCTTCATAACTAGGATTCAAATCTGACCATACATCAGATGCTACTATAGGAGGATTTTCAGCTAATGCTTCAACCATTTCAGGAGTTAAATGATCAATAGTCTGAGCTTCCATTGTTGAATAGGGATCAATCTCCTGCATCAAAGATTCCGTATCTCTGATTAAATTATTATACTTCTTGTCTGATTTAGCAAACTCCTGTTCTTTCTTTGTTGTATAGTGACAAATAACTGGATAGAAATATTCCTGGTGCTTCTGTTCTACCCACCCGTGAGTCACGTCCTGAACGGCGAATAAACCGCCTACAGCACCGATGCGACTCAAGATGACCCACATAACATATTCATCCAATATACGTCGATTTGGGATAGGAACAAAGACCTGATTAGTAGTAACCTTATTCATCAAATCAATCATATCATCCAATGACTGAACAATCAATTTATGAATACTATCATTGAATAACATAACTCCCATGCAAAACTTATACATGGGAGCAATACCGCCAAGATCATATATTCCTACATCGACCATATCTAACTGTTCTCTTATATTTCTTCCTCCTCCAGTATTGGGATCATGACGGAATCCCATCTCTTCTCTACCATAGACCTGACAGGTGCAATAAGTATCAAAGATATATTGAACATTATCATAAAAGATAACATCCGAATCAACATAGAGAATATTATAATTATCCTCAAAATATTTAAGATTACACCATCGATGAATAAACAGATGGTTATGATCAAATCCTTCTACAAAAGGTGTAACTTCTACATTATATTCAGTGCGGAAATAAAGGGGAACAACAGAAGGATCATCGCAAAAAAGATAAACAGGTATTTCATTATTAAACTCTCTTAAAGATTTAATACTATGGTCAAAACGTCTCATCTCATGAGTATTAATATGCTCATGAGGACTGACCTTGAATGAATAGAAAACAATATTTGGAAACTTATTTTCTCTACAGCGGAGGGTATCTAATTTCTCCCTTACAGATTGTGTCATGCTGCTAACCCCTCCTTTTTTAGTTTGTCATAATTATAGCATCCTTCAAAACTTAACTTAATTTTAGGACCATAATTCATCAATATCAATTCTTTTCTTTCCTTTTGATCCCTCATATACTCACCAACAGAACGCATTGTATAAGTAAGAGCAAACTCAGCAACATTCCATCCTTTAAATCTATCTTTTACTAATTGATCTGAATTGTAACTTACCATCATATCAATGGAACTATCACTACAGTCGGTAGCAAAAATATCATGGTCAAATCTCTTATGTATTTCACCCTTCTTACCATAAAGATTGTCCTTAATATCATAAGGAGGATCTAAGTACATAAAAAGATCATCATGCACGTCCTCTCTCATTACATGTTGATAAGGATAATTGGTTATGTTCCAGTTTGAAATAATTTCTGAGTATAAAGGTAATTTCTCAATCCCCCTGATTGAAAAATTGCTATTGGAAGCTTGAGGTGAAAAACTAGAGCTTTCCGTGAGACCACTAAAACTGCACTTATTGACAATATAAAAAGCCACAGCGCGATCAAGGGATGACTTACCAGTCTCCCCCAATAAATCTTTGGAGTTAGTGAATAATTCTCTTGCTTTAACTGGATCATTGTGCGTAGATTTATAATCTAATAGTTGGTCTTTTAATTCTACCCCATTCTCTTGAAGTTGTCTCCAAAAGTTTACAAGAGGTTCATAAAGATCATTAACCCAAATCTTTAAGTGAGGATATTTTTTACTAACATGTATGGCAACACTACCTCCACCTAAAAAAGGTTCACGAAACTCAACATACTTTCCCATATCTGGAAAATATGGATCCATTTTAACACACGCACGGGACTTACCACCAGGGTAACGTAATGGTGTTTTTAATGCTTTACGAGGATCTTTTTTCATCACCAATCAGGATAATAAGATATGTTAGAAATATATTCATATATTAAACTCCACCCAAACTCAAACGTATTACCCATTTCATCTTGAAGATAAAAAGGAATATTAGGATGCATCATCTTTGCTCTGTAGTAATGGGCAACTACATTACAGTCATCATCAATGTGACGTTCTTTTTCTAATTCCTCTTCAGTCATTTGGGTAATTTACGATTAAAGTTCCAGTAATCAAATTTCATATAGGTATAATATATCCCACATAAAAATTTTTGCACGAAGTATTCAAGATAAAGTAATGAAATAATGATACAATCAAAGATTGTCATCTTATTATCATAGGATGATCATGTTCAGGATCCCAAATAGGATCCATCAATCTATGTCTTGGACCAATATCTATTTGTATAGGAGCATCTAATACACTATCAAGACTTTCTGCCATTCTACGAAAACCACTTCCAACCAAAACCTGTCCAGCACATACTGCTACTGTACATGTTCCCCAGAAGATATAATACCATCTGGACTTAACTTGTGCTCTTAGTTTTTCTTTTTTCTTGTTCATACGTCAATTGCCTTTCTAAGATAGATTTAATGTCTCTAAGAGATGCTGCCAATAATGCTCCATCAGAATTATCCTCAAATAGATCTTCTAAATGGGCAATATGTTCTAATGCAAATACCAATTTGGTATGATTATTCATTCTTGACATTTATATCATATTCTATCACAATTTTCTTAGAAGATCTACCCTGAGAATTAAGAGTTGATGTTTGAGTAAACTCTCCACCCAATAGTAATGTTAATTCTTTAATCCTAGTTATTAAATTATCCTTTCTTTCACTCATTTAAAATCCTCCAAAGTGAACAAGCTACGAAGTTCTAATCCTGCTTCTTTTAAAGCCTCAATTCCTCCTTCCTGACGGTCTACAATAGTAACAACACGTTTAACTATATATCCGGCATCTCTAAGTTTCTCTGCTGCTTTAATGGCAGATCCACCTGATGTAACAACGTCTTCTAATACAGTAACTTTAGTTCCCTTCTTTAACTCAGGACCCTCAATCCATGCACCAGTGCCATGACCTTTAGGTTCCTTACGAACAATCAATCCATTAACCAATCTACCATCCAATGCTGATACTAATGAAACTCCGCAGACTAAAGGATCAGCACCAAGAGTAAGTCCACCTACAATAGATGCATCAACTTCTCTTAGTATTAATAAACTAGCAAGTGTAAGTCCTCTTCCAGTTAAAGTTACTGGTTTACAATTTACATAATGCTCACTAGTCTTACCAGAAGAAAGGGTAAATTCACCTTTCTTATAAGCATCTTTCTTTAATAGTTCTAAAAGTTCTTCCTTCATTTGTTTTCCTTAGATCGGTTTATAAGTGAAATAAATTTCCTGCTAATACAAGTCTACCCTCACAATTATTTTTAGGGACATGATGGCGTATATTTCCAGGAAAAATTACAACCTTACCATCTTCTGCTTTAATCTTTTTACCACTATGAGTAAAAACCAAAGGAGATGATCCCCTCGGAGATTTTAAAAAATAAACAAACGCAAAAGTGGCAGGAAAATGCTCATGAGATATAGTGTAATCACCTTTACCATATTTTGCTCCCCAACATGCTGCTACTTGAAAAAAAGATCCACCATAAGTTCCAACCAAATTAATAACCCATTGTTTAATTAAAGTAATAGAAGGACTTGTAATATCATTATAACTCTGAAGTGCCTTTACGTTAGTTTTTGATCCATCTGGATTAGTAATATCTCGCGTAAAAGGAAACCATCTAAAATCCTCTACTATTTTTTTGTTTATAGATTCGGATAAAGGATGCTTTTCGACTATTATCTTAAACTCTTGTGTAATTCTTATGTCACTTTTTGATAATCCCATCACCATCCTTCATTTCTTTTCCTTGGATCGGTTTATAAGTGAAATAAATTTATCAGCAGCAAAAGTGCCACCAACACATACATCTATCTCATCACCATCTTGCCAATTCTCTGTCCCATCTTTCTTAGTATGTGCTAATGCCTCAGTGAGGTCATCAATAATCTTCTGTGTGATTTTCATTTCTTTCTAATAGGTTTCTCTGGATAATATTGAAAACCAGTGGTTTGTTCTTCTAAGTCAGACATTCTAAATGTAATCATTTTATCCCAAGGTGTATGTCCATCCATAAGGACTGCCACTTTGTCTTCACTTATTCTCTGAACACATCCAACATACCCTCTGTATATAGAAGTCTGATTTGTCACGACAACAGTAGTTCCTGGTAAAATCATTTGAATTCACACTCCACCATTATTTCAGTGAGACAAGCTAACATATTTATTTCCTGATCCGCGACGAAGGCAATTTGGTATTGATACTTAGCAATAATAAGCACAGCAGCAGGAACGGTGCTAGGAACCAAGGAATTTGAAAGAGAGTCGTAAATGCGGCGAAGTAAAACAGCAGGATCATTGTCCAGGTTATTGACACACCATTTACGTACTTCCGAAAAGTTCTTTTCTTTGAGGTTTTTAACGAGATCATTTACCTTAACATCACTAAAATGGGCTAGAATACCACTATCTATTTTACCGCCAACAGAGTATCTTTGACACTCATTTAATACTCTTCTCCAGTCTGGGAAGTGCTTATGGATGAGTTCTGCGATGACTTTCTTATCACTTTGAATCCGTTCGTTGTCCAAGATCCAGTTAAGACGTTTGAAAAAGCATGTCGCGATCTCTTGTTTCTGTTTTCCTTTAATTCCAAAATCAATGACGGCACATCTGCTATGGAGTGGTTCAATGATTTTGTTTTTGTAATTGCAGGTAAAAATAAATCTGCAGTTTCTGGAGAACTCCTCAATACTCGCTCTAAGAAGGAGCTGTACGTCGGGAGTGGTATTGTCTGCTTCATCAATGATGATGACTTTATGCTTCGACTCGCTGCTAAGAGAGACAGTAGAGGCGAAGTTCTTGGCATTATTCCTAACGGTATCAAGAAAC